ATAGAGCACCTAAATTTTCAAGAGTTGTACCAACATCATACTGTGAAGATCAAGAATCATTAGATGAACTATACTCAAAATATACCGAAGATGGTTATGAGGGTCAAATGGTTAGAAACGATATGCCTTATGAAAACAAAAGAAGCAAGAATTTATTAAAAAGAAAAGAATTTATAACAGACGAATTTGATGTAGTTTCAGTATTGGAAGGTTCAGGTAACTGGGCTGGATATGCTAAACACTTTGAACTTAAGCTCGAAAATGATAGAACATTTAGAAGCGGCGTCAGAGGTAATCAAGCGTTATTAAAAGATTTATTAGAACAGGAAGTTAAACCTACATGGGTAACATGCAGGTACTTTGAATTAACCCCGGATGGAGTACCAAGATTTCCTGTTGTTATTGACTGGGGTACAGGAGTGAGAAATGACTAATCATTATGAAATACTAGCTAAAGCTAGCGGCCTAACTGCCGAAGAGGTGCAAAACCTTGAAACTTATGGAGTTAAACATCCAAGTGAATTTGCAGATCTAGAAGATCAAAATTCTAGTGAATGTATGTGTGGAGAGACTAACTGTCCCGATGCATACGCGCATACTACTTCAGGATATTAAATTCAAACGCCACCGATCGGGTGTACTAAAGCGAAACGGAGGTTGTGACTGAACACACAGGGAGAAATGAAAAAGTCTCCCCTCGGGGTGAACGAAGGATTTACCTTTGAATATTAACCGAAGGTAAAACTTCACAAGCAAGAGAAATAAAACATGGAACAAGTAACAGGAAAAGTTAAATGGTTTAACAGCACTAAAGGATTTGGGTTTATAACACCCGATGAAGGTGGTGCCGATGTGTTTGCACATTTTTCAGGTATAAAAACCGAAGGATACGCAACACTAGAGGAAAACCAAGTTGTAGCATATGATGTTGAGGAAGGTCCTAAAGGACTTCAAGCCGTCAATATTGTTTAACAACAAAGGTTGATGACCTAACATCCCTGGGAGGACTAAGTCCTCCCTTCGGGGTGAAACAAACAGTAGGACACATTATGAATTTACCATACACAGCACATGAAATTCTAGACGATAACGAAAATATTGAAGACAGAATGAATGATATTAAAAAATTATTAGCACGAAAACATCCTAAATTAAAGGTAACTTTTGATCTAGCAAATGATTATATTAATATAGATGGCTTGTTTACTCTGAAATATACAATCCAATGAGTGGTGAAGCCTGGGTGGTTTTCATATGCGCATTCGGCTTTGGGTGGTCATGTTGGAAGGCAGGACTAAAACAAGGTGCATCAAATTGCATAGATCTATTATATGCCAAGAAAATTATTCGGTATGATAATAAAGGCGACATAAAGCCTAATAACTTTTTTAAAGAAGAAGATTGAATTTGTATAAATAGATCTGTAAATAACAAAATTATATGGGTCCATTGCTAATGCAATCTTTTAAAAGTAAACTAAGAGCTATTCCTCATACCTTAAACGAAGGAAGGCTTAGCGACATCACTATCAAACTCAAGAGAGTTTGGACTAAATTAAAACGAGCTATAACTAGCTTATTCCAACGAGCTTTGAAAAAAGCAGAAATAGGTGAAGAAGTTTCTTTATCTATTCCCGGGCAACAAAATGAGAGTAAATTCGAAAATGGAGAAATGATTATGGAAGGTCCGTTACAAGTAATAAAAGGAAATTATAACGAAGCATTAGTATTACAATACATTTATAACTGGGATAAAGATGGCGTTGATATTGTTCCTAAATGGGATGGGGAGTTTAGAAAAGAGATAGAAGACAATGTAGATAAATGGGAAGGAGATCTTAAAGACCTAGCCAAATCGAATAAGAAAGTAGATTATAGAAAAGAACTAAAGATTATTGAACAAGGATCCGAAGATATGACTAGGTATCTTGTACACACCGCAGTCGAAGAAGGTGCTACTATTATAGGAGGTGAATTAGATAATTTATCATACCTAGAAGGCGGCATAGCATCGAAGGCAGATATAAAGTTACATGTATTGAAAGACGGTAAAGAAGACTTTGAAAAACACTCATTAAAAATATATAGTACAAAGAGTGTAGGTCTAGCTAATACCACAGCCGCAGGCCTGGCAAAACATTTAGTTGGTGAAAAAGCAGAACAAAAAGTCATAGATGCAATAAAAAAAGATAAAAAATTATCAGAGATGATAGAGAAGGCCGGTTTAGTAGATAGTGTTAAACAAGATCATAAAATTTGGTTAAAAGATCCTAAAGGTAAGCAAAGTGAAACAAAGAAAAATGGACTAAGGGCATTCAATAGACTAATGTCTTTAAGAGCTCCTCGAATAGATGGATCCGAAGCAAGTAAAACCAAACAAATACATGATCTAGATCAAGACAAGTTAGAGGCAGAAAGAAAAGTCCTTAGAGAACCTATAAACAAGAAAGTAGCCTATATAGTTTATAATATTATCAAACCTTATTCAAATACTGAAGAGTTTGGAGAAAATATATTAAAGATGCTAGGTCTTAAGGATAAAGAAACTAAAATGTTAATGTCAGTATCCACTGCCAAGAAAAGTTTAATACTAGATAAACATCCTGAATTAGATATGGCTGATGTTAGTCTAGTCTGGAATAAAGGAGTTTCCATTTCAGTAATGGGACCTACGGGAAAAACCATAGTATCATTTGGAGTTAAAGAAGGTGAAAAGAAGGCAGTCGCAGGTAAAGTTAGTTTTGCCGATGTTACTCCGGTTGATTTAGCTAATTACCCTCTATTTGATGCATAATAAATGAAAATGAGATAAGAAGATGGGATATATTAGGAAAAATAAGAAATCTATTGTTAACAACGTCGAGTTGATCGGTGTGTTAACAGTTACAATTGGATTAGCACCCTTTTTAATGTGGCTATCCACAGGATTTTAATGATATCGTTTAAAGAAATGATCAAAGTCCCTATTAAAATAGGAGATACGGTATTAGGCGGTAAATTTAAGAATAAAAAAATAGTAGTTAAATCTATAGGAAAAAATGCAAAGGGAGATTTAACTCTTAACGGGAGACCATTAATGCGTTATAGAATTATAAAACAAAAAGAGGAAACAAAATGAAAAGTTTTGATGAAATAAGAGGCTTTGGACTCTATGAGGATAAACGAGTCCCTTTAGAATCACCAATGGTTGAAGAAGCAAACCCTAAATTAAACTCGCCTAAACGTGGTGGGTCTAAAAAATACTATGTTTACGTAAAAAGTGATAAAGGTAATGTTATTAAAGTATCGTTTGGAGATCCTAGCGGAGAACTTCAATCAAAGATTAACGATCCAGCAGCAAGAAAATCATATGCCGCTAGACATAAGTGTTCTTTACAGAAAGATAGAACTAAGGCCGGTTATTGGTCTTGTAACTTACCAAGATACGCTAAGCAATTAGGATTAAAGGGTGGTGGAAATTATTTCTGGTAGACCATATACTGAAGAAGGTATGCTTCGTACTTTTACGACAGAAGTGCCTGATGAGGAATACGTTTGGCATAGAGATAAGAAAGATCGTAACGTAGAAATACTAGAAGGCGAAGGCTGGCAATTACAGTTTGAGGGATCTTTACCGTATTTATTAAATGATATAAATACAGTCTTTATACCTAAGAATGTTTACCATAGGCTTATAAAGGGATATAATACATTAAGAGTAAGAATTAATGAAACAATTTAAAGACATAAGAGAAGCACAAGAACCTTTGGAAGAAGGACCTTTAGTTATGGACGATCCTAAATTACTAGATGGTATATTCGACAAACTAGAAGACAAGTGGAGTAAACTAAATAGAAAAAACGAAAGAGACGCATTCTCTTTTCTTCAACAACTTGCAAATATGGCCGGTTATGGACTAACTAAAGCCCGTCAAACAAAGGGAAAATCTTACAGGTACGATTTAAAGAAATGAAAACAATAGAACAAATAAGAGAAGAACAAGAATTAATAGCAGAAGCGGCAGCGCTTAGAGAATATGCTATTGAAGGCGAAAAATTTATAAAAGCCTTGGCTTCAGCCCTAGGTGTAACGGTTGTTGAACTTAGTAAATCACTAGGATTATCAATGATTAAAAATCCAGTAAAAACATTAATTGCAGCACCTTTTATTGCTCTTTTTGCCTGGTGGCCTGGATTGGTAATAAGTACAGCTAAGGGAGCATGGTATTTTATTATGGTTCCTCTCGTTAGTGCTGTTATGATGGCCATGGGAAATTCACCAGCTGGTGCAGTTGCTATTGTAGGAAAAATAGGTATAGGTTCTATATCGGTTGGTGGTATAATGATGGCCTTTTATGGAAAGAGAGTAGGAACAAAAGTTGTTAAAGCATGGAATAAATCACTTGCAAAACATGATATTAAATATGCAGAAAAACCAGACGAGAAGGCAGCAAAAGCACTTGCCAAATTAATGAAAAAATGAAATCATTTAAAAACCACAATCATTTCATCGCAGAAGCCAAGAATACTCATATGACTCATATTGAGGACTTGGTTATCGATGGAGGAGTTAAGGGAGCTCGCCAGGCTATCAATGCGCTACGCGCGTTAAGAGATATGCTTTCTGGATCCGCTACAGCCGCAGTAGACGTGACCGTTAAATGGGACGGAGCTCCCGCCGTATTCGTAGGAATTGATCCGAGTGATGGAGAATTCTTCGTAGCAAAAAAAGGAATATTCAACAAAAACCCTATGGTGTATAAGTCTCATAAGGATATAGATGATGATACTTCCGGTGATTTGTCTACAAAACTTAAGTTAGCGTATGATCATCTTAAAGATCTTAATATTAAAGGTGTAATACAAGGAGACTTTATGTTTGATTCTGGTGATTTAGAAAACACAAGAATTGATGGAAAGAAATATATATCTTTTCACCCTAACACAATCATGTACACAGTTCCAAAAGGATCTAAACTAGAAAAGGAAATATCAAGAGCTAAAGTAGGAATAGTCTGGCATACTTCTTATTCAGGAACTTCCTTTGAAAATATGAAAGCTACGTTCGGTGGAAGCATTACTTCAAAAATAAAAAAATCTTCCGATGTATGGATGCAAGATGCAACTCTTCCTGATATATCTGGTTCCGCAACAATGACGGAAGCTGAAACGGCAGAAGTAACAGGATATTTATCAGACGCCGGAAAAATGTTTAGAAAGATTAGTGGATCGACACTAAAAGAGTTGGAAGACAACACAGAATTAAATTTAATAATTAATGTTTATAATAATACTAAAGTGCGTGAAGGAACTAGAATAACAAATACTAAGGCTCACTCAGTTGGTTTAATTAAATTTGTAACTGATAGATATGCAAAACAATCAGATAAATTAAAAACACAAAAGTCAAAAGACAACGTTAACGCCAAGAGAGACGCGTTATTGAAGTTTTTTGACAAAAGTAATCTAAAAAGTTTGCAAAATGTCTTTGATTTACAGAATAATCTAGTCGATGCAAAATTAATTATTATAAATAAACTAAACGGACTGAATGATATCGGTACGTTTGTAAAAACTAGATCCGGATTTAAGGTGACCAACCCAGAAGGTTTTGTTGCCATAGATAGAACGGAAGGTGGAGCTGTTAAGCTTGTTGATAGATTAGAATTTTCTGCAATGAACTTCAGTAAAGATATAATAAAAGGCTGGGAGAACCCAGGCTAATGGGACCGAGGATATGAAAAATATACAAGTACAATATACATCTGCTGTAGACTTCTTTATAGCTCCTCTTCCTATTAACAACGAGAAATAGTATGGTTAAATCATTTAGTGATTTTTTGACGGAAGATAGTAAGGATGTAACTTTTGTTTTTGGACGTTTTAATCCTCCAACATTAGGACATAGGAAATTATTTGAGGCTACTAAAAAGATAGCTAAGGGTGGGACATATAGAATATATCCTACTAAGACACAAGATAAGAAAAGGAATCCTCTAGACTTTAGAGATAAACTAAAGTATATGAGAAAGATGTTTCCTAGACACGCTAGGAATATTATGTCTGATAGAGACATGAGAACAGCCTTTGATGTTATTGTCAAGTTATATGATCAAGGCTTTAAAAAAGTAACCATGGTAGTTGGTGAAGATAGAGTTGTTGAGTTTAATGAACTATTAAACAAATATAACAAGGTTAAAGGAAGACATGGATTTTATCAATTTGAAGGTGGAGTCAATGTTGTAAGCGCCGGAATGAGAGATCCAGATTCGGATGATTTAGAAACTAAAATGTCCGCTTCGTTATTGAGAAAGGCAGCATCTGATAATGATTTAGATACTTTTTCTAAAGGTATGCCGGATGAATTTAAAGACATAGAAGATCTTTTTAATTCAGTTCGAAAAGGAATGGGACTTAAAGAATCTCATAACTATAGAAAACATGTGCAGTTAGAAAAGGTCTCTGACAAAAGAGAAGAATATATTAAAGGTAACCTTTTTAATGAAGGTGACGAGGTTGTATTAAAAGCAACTGATGAAGTAGGTACTATAAAGATGTGTGGTTCTAACTACGTCTTAGTAGAATTTGGTGAGATAAAGAAGAGATGTTGGTTAGATTCTGTTGAGAAACTAATTAACGAAGAAGATGAAGTCGAAGAAGAGGATATTAAAGATCCTTTAGCTGAGTTCATCAAGGCTCCAGGCACAGGTATGGAAACATCCCAGGCTGAAATAATGGAGTCAAAACAGAAAGAATTTGTAGACTTTAAGCAATTTATGCTTAAAGATAAATAGAAAACAGAGGGTAATGGGTAACATGAAAACACAAGAAAAATACGGAGATATGTCAGGTTCAAAACTATCAAGTAGAGAAATGAGTGCATATTTCAGAAAAAATCCTAAGGCAAAGGCAGTTAGAAAGGCTGTTGAAATCGCTTTAGATCATGGCGGAGCAATGTCTTACGCTATGAAACAAATTGAAAAACTTAAGAGAGGATTATCGAAACATCCTGAAGTTAAAAAAGCATTAAACACAGCTAATTACGAAAGTGTTGCAACCGATAAATTCAAAGCTATTGTTACTGAAAATTATACAAAGAACTTTCAAAATCTTTGTATAGCTCTTAAGTTTAATTCAATTCAACAAAAAATTCTAGAAGACTTTATATCAACTGGTCTTGTTGAACAACAATACGTAGGTCGTATTGCAGGTAGAGCTAAAGAAAGTAAAACTTATGCCGCAGCCATAAAATATAATAAAAATACTCATGAGAATATAAAAGAAGCATTAATGAAAGCCCTCAAAGTAAATGCTCCTCAAAAAAATATTCTTTCTAAGTATCTTTCTACAGGTAGAGTGGTTGGAAAATACACTGGTTCAGTAGCCGGAACTACAAAGACTACTAAAGACTATATTGGATATCAAGGATTTGCAGAACAAGCTTACCCGACTATTAGCGAAGAGCTAATTATGGAAGCAAAACCTAAAGCCGACGGTAAAGAATTTAAATGGAACAGAGAAACACATCCAGCATTGTCCGATGACACGGTTGAAATAGATGTAGACTTTGTTAATTGGGATAAAAAAGGCAATAATGCTGGACCTGGCATGCGCAGCATGGGTACTGTAACTTTTTCAGCGAAAGGTGTCGCAAAAAGATTTAAACTTAAATTTAGACATTCTAGAGGAGATACCTGGCTTATCTCAGGTAAAGCCGCAGATGTATTCTATTATATAACTACAGAATACGATGGAAATGCCGCTAACGGTAAATCTAAACCTAACTCTATGGATCATGATTTTCTTTATTCTAACTGGCCAGAGCTGTATGATTCTTATGCTAAAGAAGATGTTAATGAAGCTTTAAGAGACATAGTTAAAATTAAACTAAAATTTAGAAAAGAAATAGCCTATCTTAAAAAGAATAACAACGCAAAAGGTTCTAAGAAAGAACAACAATTACTAGATGCAATTACTTCTATATTAATGAATAAAGAAAAGGGTGATTGGAAGGATCCAGACTTTGCTGATATACAAGCACTTGAATTAATCTGGGCTGACGAATGGAACAGATTAAAATGAGAACATTCAAACAGCACACAATCAATGAAGGTCAACTACGTATTGATATGAAGAAGATGGATAGAGGAGATAAGAAAGAATTTATTAAACTCCTTCAAAGTCTTAAAATAAAAAGAGAATTTGATTTATCACTTGCATCGGTTTCTATAGATAGATGGTTAAGTATAAAAGCTTATTATTTAGATTTAGATAAACTTCAAGATTATCTTAAAGATAAAGGATATAATTGGAAAGGAGATCCAAAATCTAGATCATCCGGCCGTGACTCTGAGATTACCATGGAGAATTTTGATGAAGCTAATAACAAAACAGCATTTGTTAAAAGAGTTAAAGACAGATTTCCAGCAACTGATAGCTATCAAACGCGAGTTTTCAAGAAAAATAATTGGTGGAATAGAATTGTTCAAGTAGTTAAACCTAAAAACAATATTAGTTCAAAACGATATGTTGAATGAGGTAAAATATTTGATACTGGTAATTTTGCAAAGTTCCAGAAAGCCTTAAGGGATATGGAAAAAAAGGATGGCATAAAATGAAAAGCTTTAAAGAATTAATTAAAAAAGATATTGATGAAGGTACTATGCAGCAAGGCATATTTGAT